TTGAAGTATTATTAGAACAAGCAGGGAAGAACCTACACCTAGAACATATTGAAGATGAGATACTTAACTTCGGTGTGCCTGGGGGTAGAGGTGCGATTAATTTTGTTCGTTCACTTAGAGATATGCTTGCTGGTAACTCTAGGTCTGAAGTCAATATGACTGTGAAGTGGGACGGAGCGCCTGCAATCTTTGCTGGACAAGACCCAAGTGATGGTAAGTTTTTTTTTTCTTTTTTTTCAGTTTTCAATGTCAATCCTAAATTATATAAATCAAACGCAGAGATAGATGCCGATTTATCTGGTGACTTAAACGCAAAGTTTAAGGTTGCACTTGCAGAGTTTTCTAAATTAAATATTAAAGGTGTTCTGCAAGGTGATTTAATGTTTACTGATTTAGATACTGATACGATTGATGGTGTTAAGTATTATACTTTCCAACCAAACACAATTGTATATGCAGTTCAAACTGATAGTGATATCGGTAAAACCATGAGTAAGGCAAAGATTGGTGTTGTCTGGCACACAACTTATTCTGGTGATACACTTGAGGGTATGAAGGCATCATTTGGTGCAGATATAAGTAAACTGACATCCTCTTCGTCAGTATGGATGGATGATGCAACTTATAAAGATGTATCTGGTCGTGCAACTATGACATCAAAAGAAACTGCTGTAGTTACATCACATTTATCAAATGCTGGTAAAACATTCCAAAAGATTAATGCACCATTATTAAATAAGTTTTTAAGATTACAAGATTCATTAACTGGTAAATTAGTTGGTGCAAGTTTCAAAACATATAATAATACCTATGTTAGACAAGGACAAGCAGTCAAAGACCCAAGAAAACACGCAAACGGATATGTTACTCATGTTGAAAATCACTTCAATAAAGAGATAGACAAACTAAAAACACAAAAATCAAAAGATGTTCTCATAACAAAGAAAACTGAATATATTAGAGAATTTAAAAAATTAACACCAAACCTTATACAAGTTACTGCTTTCCAGATGCATTTAGTAAATGCAAAGATGGAAGTTGTAAGAAAACTAAATAGTGTAAAAGGTTTGACAAGTACCTTCATTAAAACAAGTAATGGATTTAAAGTGGTTAACCCAGAGGGTTATGTTGCAATTGATAGAGTATCAGGCAACGCTGTAAAACTGGTCGATAGAATGGAGTTTAGTTTCAATAACTTTACTGCAATTAAGGCATGGGATAAATGAAAACACTAACTGAATTATACACAGAAGTAAATTCTGTAAACGAAAAACAAACCCCAGCACAAGCGATGCAAACTCGCCGTAAGATGGCAAGAAGAATGAAACTTCTTGCAAAACGCACTTCCACAAAAATGAAAAAGAAACGCATGAGAACTCGTAGAAGAAGTGATAGTGCGTTAGCAACAATGGCACAAAGACAAGCAAAAATGGCAGTCATTAAAAGGTCTATGGGTAATGTAGATTATAAAGAATTACCACTTCAAAAAAGAATTCAGATTGACCAGAAGATTGTTGCAAAGAAAAGAAAAATTATTGATAAGATTGCAAAGAAACTTCTCAGAGGTTTAAAAGCAGGAGAAGGTAAGAGGATTGCAAAAGCAAAGGAGGCACAGAAAAATGCGTAAGTTGTCAGAAGCAAGAGGCGATACTGCTGTTTTTACCTTTGGTAGATTCAATCCACCTACTACTGGACATGAAAAATTAATTAAAGCACTTGCAAGTCAAGTAGTTGCTGGTGCAAAGATGTATGTCTATCCATCACATTCCCAGAACGCAAAGAAAGACCCACTTCCTCATGCAAAAAAGATTGCATATATGAAGAAGATGTTTCCAAAATATTCAAAGAACATTATTACTAGTCGTGCAAGAAATGTATTTGAAATTGCAGTTGAACTTTTTGATAAAGGACACAAAGCAATTATTATGGTTGTAGGTTCTGATAGAGTTGATGAATTTGATAAACTTCTAAACACATATAATGGTGAACAAGCAAGACATGGTTTCTATGGATTTGATGATATCAAGGTGATTTCTGCTGGTGATAGAGACCCAGATGCAGAGGGTGTTACTGGTATGTCTGCATCAAAGATGAGAGCAGCGGCTGCAGAAAATGATTATGCATCTTTTCAGAAAGGTCTTCCAAAAGGTTTTAGAGAGGGTGAAAAATTATTTGCTGATGTTCGTAAATTTATGGGACTAAAAGAAGAGAACTGGACATTTGAAGAAATTATTAGAGATGCATATATTCGTGGAGAGATTTTTAATATTGGTGAAGAAGTATCTACAATGGATAACACTCAAGGTAAGATTGTTCGTAAGGGTACAAACTATGTTGTTCTGGAAACAAATGATGGTTTGAATAAGTTCTGGATTTCTGATTTAATTGAAGCAAAAAAGATTACAAAAACAAAACAAGCAAAAGGTGAGGTTGGGGATATGAAAGGTACTCAACCAGCAAAGTATTATTCTAAAGACGCAGAGGGTGATGATATGTCGCTTGCAACCAAGAAGGCTCGTGCAAGACATTTCGCAAAAGGTGATTCGAGAAAACCTGCCCCAGGCGATAAAGGTGCAAAGACTAAACCATCTCAATATACTAAAAAGTTCAAACAGATGTATGGTGAACAAGATAAAGAACCACCAAAGTCTGACCAACAAAAGAAAAGAGATGAATTTGATAAGTTGCAGAAAGCAAAAAGAATTGCTGCTCTACAATATCGTGTTGCAAAAGACCAAGAAACTATTGCAAAGATGAGTCAACAAAATGAAAGAAGTCTTACTGATGCAGAGAAAGATAAGTTAAAAAAATTAGAGAAAGAGATTCCTATGAAAAGTTTTAAAGACCGATATGGTAAAGATGGTGAATCTGTTTACTATGCAACTTTGACTAAAATGGCAAAGAATGAATCATATGAGATTGGTAAAGAATATGCAGACCATACAAAAGAGATTGACCCATATTCTGCACCAGAAGAAACCAATGAAAAGTCTACTTTAAAGAAAGATAAAAAACTTCCTAATCTTATGTTACCCAAAAAAGGTAAAGCAGGAGTAACTAAGTTTATGAGAAGAAAGAATTTACAGAAACTTGCTGCTGATGTTCAAGCAGACATAGATGAACAACCAACACATGAAATTACAGTAGGTGATTATACAACTAAGTTTTTCCATATGTGTGGTTCTGCACAAACAACTATGAAGAAACACGCAGACAAAGAGGGTGCAGAAGAACTTACTATTATGCAAGATGTTTTCTACAAGATGGAAAAAGATGCAATGGATAATGGTGGTGCAAGTGATGAACAGAAAAAGAAAGCAGAAATTTTGTACGATAAGATTATGACCAAAGCAGAAGATATGGGTATCGCAAGTGAGGTTGACAAATATATGAAGTTGCATTTAACTTCAATGACAAAAGGTGAACCTAAACTTGGATTTGGTAGAACTGATATTAGTGAAAGTCTTTGGGCAAATATTCACAAGAAAAGACAAAGAATTAAACAAGGTTCTGGTGAAAGAATGAGAAAGAAAGGTGAGAAAGGCGCACCTACCCCTGCTCAAATGAAAAGAGCAAAAGGTGAAGAGGTTGAGGTTATTGATGAAAAGATTGCTGGTCTAGTTAAGAAGTCAGAACAAACTGGTGTTCCATATGGTATTCTAAAGAAAAGTTATGACAGAGGTATGGCCGCATGGAAAGGTGGACATAGACCAGGCGCTTCCCAACAACAATGGGCATTTGCAAGAGTGAACTCAATGTTGACTGGTGGTAAAGCAGACCCAGACCTACAGAAACAAATTAAGGCAGGTGGATATAAAAAGAAGAAAAAAGCATCTAAAGAATCAGTTGATGAATGGTACTCTGATAGTGAAACTCAAATCTTGTATCAAAGTAGATATGGTTCAGAGTGGGAAGAAAAACTAAATAATACATACGAAAGAATGTTATCAAAACTAAACGAGTCTTGTTGTGAAGATTGTGAAAATCATTTTGACCATATTATTGAAGCTGCAG